TATTGACTTCCAACAGGAATATGTAATTCAGGGATATTGGCTTCCTGATTAGTTGGATCCGTATTAACTGTATCTGCCATCTAATCTTTCTCCTTTTCTAAATTTTGTTTAAGTGAATCAATCTTATTCTCGATATTTGCATCTTGAATTTCATCGTTAATATCCACTTGTTTATCTCCTGTGTATGAAGGTGGAAATACACTATTAAGACTGCTGCTATCTGGCTTGTATTCAACAGCATTGTTCAGGTTGTTGATTTGTTGTTGAAGATATTTCAATTTCCCATCTACTTCAGACTTAGAATAATATCTTTCATCGATTAATTTAGAAATTGACTGAGTTAATTCAGATAATTGTTCATCAGTTAATTGTTTGAAAAATTTAATAATTGAATTTTCGTTATCGGATTGAATTGCCTGATTCTTTAGCAATAAATTAATTGCCTTTTCGACTGTCTCAATGTTGTAGCTGTTTGAATGAAACATCGAAGGCCCTACTAATTCTTGAGTTAGTCGGTCTAAATGAACTTGATTGCCGTCAAATCCGGTAATGTTTTGTAGATTTGGAAATTTCAATACTTGCTTCAAATCAATCAATTTGTAATGCTTTACTACTGTTCTACCAGCTTGATCATTACCAATAACTTCAGCAATTTGATTATTAGCCTGATCGATGTAAGTAGTGCCAGTCTTAGATGTTGGCGTTATTTGATTGTTAGGCAGTCTACCATACTCAATCAATTGGACATCCTGATGTAAGTCTGGAGAATAAAATTGACTTGTTCCATCATATCCTTGCATTAACTCCCCTCCTGACTTTCTAATTTTCTTATTTTTGCTGATAATTTTTGAACTTCTTTAGTAAGAAGCTTATTATTTCTGTTTGATAATCGTATCTTGTCCGACATGTCATAATTGATATTGGTTCTGGACACTGTTGAATTATCCAGAGTCAATGTCATAGGTGAATCGTTTGTTAAAGGATTACCGCTCACACCATTCAAAGTAATCATTGTTTGAATTCCTAAAGGCTCTGCATTCAAATAGCTTGTGTCGCCTAATTTCAACGTATCATCTTGAAAACTCACGTTGATTGTTAGTTCAACAATTGGCTCCGTCTGCATAACTGAATCAGCATATTTTTTCATCGCAGCTGCATCTTTAATTTGGTCATTAGTAATATCTTCACCGATTATCAAACCGTGTTTAGCACTAGATTTAGCGTTGTAGTAAAAAAACGGCTCGAAGTAGTATTTAACTTCGTCTGTTTCTGTCTTAGCTGTGTCATCCGTTGCAGTTTCTACTGCAGTCGGTTCAACATCAGTATCACCATCGAAATTGATATCATCGGCACATACCCATTCATTTGTAGCAACCTGGTACCAAGTTTTCCCACCGTATCCATCTGATACAGTTCCATTGATTTTCCACTGTGTACCATTGTCCAAAACTCTACCAGTAATCTCATGTTGTCCGGAATATGGGGAATCATATATCTTAGCTGAGGTTGGTGCTGTGGTAGTTTCATCATCCCCACTGCCAGTTGTTATGTCAGCGGCTTTGATAGTACCTTGACCCCAAGTTTGCTCAACAATATGGCTTTCTGGTTTGATATCGTCAGACTTATTAAAAGGCATATATTTCGAATTGATCCATGCATTAATTCCAACCCGATACCAAATTACGCCATCAATAGAAACCTGTTCATCAACTGCCCATTTAGAGCCGTTTGGCAGTTTTTGACCTGTTAAAGAGCTATTTCCAACTGGTGAACTATAAACGGGAGCACCGCCATCTTCCATCGTTGAGATAGTCCCTCTGGCGTTACCGGTTGAGGTAGCTGCTGAAGTACTTCCACCACCGCTAGTAGTACCCGTGGAATCAGATGAGGCACCACCATCAGCGGTAGTGTTATGTTCATCATCAACCGTAGCACCGTAAAGCATGGCACCATTAACAATTGAAGTAGAATCAACAGATAATTCGATGTCATTCGTGTTATGTGACCAAATATATTGTTTATTATTAATATTCTTATAACTATTGCTATCAAAAATCATGACTGTTTTACCGTCCGGATACCACTTGGCACCATAAGAATCGACAGCCTTCTGAACTGCATCAAGTCCGGAACAATTACCCCAATCGGTGATATCAACATTGTTGAAGTTACCATTGATTTGATAGGTAAAACCGTTTGTATTGTACTGACTACCAAAGATAAAACTCAGCATTGAATCAATAGAATAGCTTTGACTTCCCTTATTGACCTTGAATTGTCTGAAATTCTGAATATTGAAGATCTCATGTGTGGCAGTGACATCTTTAGTAACAAGGTCATCAATGTATTTAGGTACACTCTGCTTGATTTGATAGCGTTGGCCATCAAATACGATATACGTATCATTTTCCAACATATCGAAAGACACGCCGTCATGATCATTAAGATAGGCAGTGAAAGACACTTGAAAACTAGAACTCACTTGCCAATCGACTTGAAAAGAATCTTCATTTAGACACGTCAACCATTCTTCTTTCCGGCCATCAAATGATTGAATGTAAATTTTGTGTCCGTTAAAAGCCATTAGAAATAAATGAAGTAAAACTCAAAAGAGATATCTGAATTTGATAGGCCAGAAATTTCAAACTCGTTATCGCCTTTTGCAAGTGAAATTGTTCCATGATTGCTGTTAATCCCATCGGGTTGGCCATTAATATATGGATTAACACCATTAAGAATCAATTCATCATTTGTACTTAAAACTCGATTATAGGTAAATACTTCTCCTGTAGTCTTATTGGTAAGGGTTGGCGAACCAACGCCTGTAATGTGAATTTTTAGTACGTGATCTTGCCCTAATGGGTCAATTCTCACAGAACTAGGATTATAAATAGAAAACTTCTTTTCTTTGGACTCGAAGGAAATATCTTTATTAGGTATTCCCATGCCAAATGAAAAGAAGTTTTTATTTTTAAATATTTCTAGTGACGTTCCAACACTCTCACGCATTCCAGTGTAATTATTAAATGTAATAATCAAGCTGGCTTGATGTTCATTGAAATACGTTGGAGCAAATACTTTAGTTTTAACCCGATATTTGAAAGTCGGTTCGTTTCCGAATACAATCCAAAAGCCACTGCGAGTCATAAAGAAATTATGCAATTCAGAATATAACATTCTGAATTCTGTTTCATTTTCTCCATCTACCATCCAGGTAGAATTGATATCTCTACTATCAAAATTAGATGATGTTAAATGTTGACCATCTCTAGTATTAATTTTCTGGAAGTTATCAATAGGATTTGCTTGAGCAACATCCCAATCATAGCAATGAACCCCAAACAAATCTTGAACGTCATAATATGATTTCCAATTGACACCGTCACTACTAATGGCCACTTCAATTGGATCTTCAGGTAAAGATGATAGACTATCTCGCCCATGGCTGAATCCGTATGCATGTGGCTTTGGATTAGTCAATTCATCCTTAAATACTTGTTTTGTCATTATTGTCTCATCCCTCTCTGATAAGCATAAATATCAGTGTCACGTCTGTTTTGTTGATTTAAGTTGCTTGAAGTTCTTGCAATATTGACTTCTGGTTGGAAGTCCTTTCCATTGATTGAACCAAGCAAATTGATAACACTATCCAGCTTTCTACCAATGTCAGAACTAATATTACTTGTTAAATTCGATGACATTCTAAATTCCGGATGGAAGTCAGCCATTCTGCCAATCAAATCAAAAAGCAATGGTACTGAGGAAGATTTAGCTGGATTAATAGCGAACTCATCGCCATCTTCACCGATAATGGCACTTGTAGCATTAAACACATGTCCACCGTTGGCCATTAATCTTGGACCACTGGGACCTGAAGCTTGTCCACGCCATTCACCGTATTTTCCGTTATATCCCATACCCATATCACTGCGCCAAGTTGCATCATTAAATAATGCAATTAATTGGTCAAAGGCACTATGGATATTAGTGTGACCCGGCATGGCGTAATGCATGAATGTTGGTTCGATATATTGAAGAATACCGGTTGATGGGTGACCAGCCTTAGCATTACTATCCCAATTATTTGTGATATTAGGATCACCGCCAGATTCATTGGCAATGATTCTTTCAATCATATCAACATTAAAATCGGTAATTGATTGATGCATATAAGCAGCGGCGGCTTTAATCATTGGACCATATGCAGTGGCTGGCATTTTACCAGAAACTGTGACTGATTGAAGTTGTTTCTTGAAACTTTCAGCCAAGCTCTTAACTTTATCGGCAACAGCTTTAACAATTCCATGACCAGTAGCAGGCCCCATTTTGCTTGAAAATTCTTCTTTAGCAAATTTACCATTTGTGACTGATTCGAATGCCTTAGATAAATTCCCAACAGGGTCTTTAATAAAGTCCTTAGCAAATTTAATACCCTTTTCGATATCTCCACCAATTTCTTTCATCTTAGAAGATACCCAAGAGCCTACGCCACTAGCTGCATCAGATATTCCGTTTTTGGCCATGTCGAAGAAATTAGATAAACTATCTCCAATACCATTTTCATAGTGAGGAATTAAACCAGTTTCGACATATGGTCTTGCTGCTTGAGCAGGTAAAACTGATGAACCTTGTGGCAATGGCAATACAACATTTCTTTGTTGAGGCGAGAACATATGTCCATTTGGTAATTTAACAATTTCACGATAAACACTTGAGTGAGCATCATTAATCTTTGCTAATCCACCTCTATGGTAATTAGATCCAGTTTCAAGAGTCTTGATTTTTCCTAAGCTCTTTCCACCGAACATCTTGATAACACCGTTGATAGCTCCAATACCTGAATTAACGATTCCAATGATTCCATTCCAGGCATTTTTAGCAATATCCTTTAATCCATCAAAAATATTTTTGAATGTGTCAGATATTCCTTTCCAGACTGAGTGCCAAGCTGATTTGAAGTTAGAACTAAAGTCAGACCACCATGAGTTCATACCGCTTGAAAAATTGCTATACCATTTAGATAATCCGCTAAACTTTTTGCTAAAGTAAGAACCAACGCCAGACCAAATTGAGTTCCAAGATTTTGAAAATCCAGAGCTAAATCCTGACCACCAGTCGTTCATGCCAGAACTCCAAGAACCTGCATTCTTTTGAGCTTCATTGAATTTCTCTTTTAAATCCTTAGCCCATTTAGACTTTTTGACTGACTTAGACATGTTAGACATCTGTTTGCCAACATCATCTGATGATTTCTGAATAGACTTAGACATGTCTGACATAGTATTAGACATATCCTTGGAGAATTTCTTCATATCTATAGCTTTAGAAATTTTCTTCCAAGATTTTTGCCAGTTTTTAGCTATTGGATCAAAGATTTTACCGAGCCATTTTGTTAACCCATTCCAATCTTTCTTAATTGATTTAACCAATGAAGAAATTGATTTTTTAATTGGCTTAACAAGTGGCTTAGTTATCTTCACACCAATACCAACGGGGAAAGCTAAAGCATATAGTGCTAACTTACCAAAGCCTTTCATCCCTTTAACGATGCCTTTAACAATATCACTACCAATTTTGGCAGTATTTTTAGTAAATGACTTAAAGCCTTTTTGAAAATCCTTAACTAAATTAGATGCCCATTTTTGAATGGATTTACCTACTTTAGTATCTTTTAGAATCCAGGCACCAACGCCAGCAAATGGATTAACCAGTGTCAGTAGTATTTCTTGCTTGTGTTTCTTACCAAAACTAACAATTCCTTTAGCCCATTCGGCTACAGCATCTCCAGCTTTTCTTGAGTAATAACCAGCCTTTTGAATAATTCCTTTTGGTGGCTTTGCACCACGTCCAGCTTTATTCCATCCATCAGTAAACTCTTTAGCAGCTTTACCACCATATTTACCAATTACACGGCCTAACATAGCGCCAGCAGCTTCACCGGCCGGACCACCTAGCATGAATCCGACACCACCACCAATGGCAGTACCGGCAGCCTTACCAAATCCTTCAAATTTCTTTTCTGGATTTTTAGCTTTAATAGCACCGACAATATCTAATCCAGCACTAGCAGCAATACCGGCAGTAGCCACGCCAGTCCCAATTTTGGCACCTTTAGACATACTGCCAATATTAACTTTTGAGAATTTACCGCCTTGAGTTACTTTGCTTAATAGATCTTTTAAGCTAAGCAATTGCTTCTTTGTTTCTGCAATTCCTTCAGTACCGAATCTGAATACAGTTTTCTTATTTTCTCCAGATCCGATAACTTTAGTTAGCAGGCCACCACCCTTTGACTGAATGCCCGCCAATTTTAGCAGTGGGTCAAATGCACCCTTAGCCATTTTGAATGTTTTCATGGCAACAAGATAACCAGCAATAGCCTTAATGGCCGTTTTATGTTTAGCAATACCTTTTAAGGCATCAGCAACTGCATGTAGTGGATCACTTGCATCTTTAGAGCTGTCTTTCATTAATCCTAAGCCACTACCAATTGTAGTGATAATAGAACCAGCATCTTTCCAGATTGCATTAAGAAATACTTTTAGGATTTCATTCAAACTACTACCGACAGTCTTCAAATCTTTAGCATGGTCAGTAATGTAGCCAAAAAATACTTTGAATCCTTTATTAACTGAATCGATACCCCTATTCAGGTTTGCTGCAAAGTCCTTTTGTCCGCCAGTACCACCAGAAAGAGCACTCATGGCATCAGACATCCCACTTGATATTGTTTTACCTAAGTCGCTGAATTTATCTTTTGTGCGCTTGTCAGCAACCCAATCAGATACAGTTTTGTAAATTGGATTTTGTGCATTTAAAAATGGCTCAGTGAATGCTGATAGTAAAACAGGAACTTGACTTTGGATAGTACGCTTCATACCAGCAATTGTGGCACTAAAGTTCTTTGTAGCCTTGCCATACTTGGTTGCAGTGTCTTCCAAAACTTTATCCATTGTATCAGATGAAACCTTGCCGGCTGAAATCATATCGTTCAGCTGTTTCATGGTTAAATCTTTGTTACCAGTCATCTTCTGCTCGGTCTTAAGTAGCTCAATTCTCAACTTAGGAAAGACATTAACAAAAGACATCATATCTTGAGCTGAAACCTTGCCATTTGCAACCATCTGACCCCACTGAGTTCCGAAGTTCTCAACTTCATCATCAGTTTTACCGAATGCATCCTGTAGTGTTAATACTGAAGTCGTCAATTTCTTAGTCGTTGCAGCACTATCATTAACCGAATAGAATTTCTGATTCAATTGATCAACCATGTGAGTCGAGTTATTAGCAGCTATGGCCATTTTATTGGTCATATCTACCATTTTTTGACCATCTTTAGCGTTACCGGTCAAAGTTTTCCAAGTAGCATTCATAGTTTGTTGTGCATTGGCGTATTCCATCGCCGCTGAAGTTGCGGACTTCAAACCACCAACGATTGACATGAGTCCAGTCGTCATCATGGATCCAACAAAACTACCTGCTAGGATAGATTTAAATTGACTTGTTTTTTCTTTAGCCTTATCAATATGGCTACTAAAATTACTTAGAGCACTGTTACCACTGTTAACATCAGCATCAACTTTGGTATTCACATGCTTAGGAATCTTGTCAGTTTCACGAATGAAGTCATCAACATCATGTGTATCAGCTATCGCATCGAGCTTTGTACGTGCTTCTTTAGGCACCTTTTGATAGTACTGCTCAAAGGTAGTGAAGCCTTCCTTTTCAGCCATAGCCTTTAATGTGGATTGTTGACTACGTGGCAGACTTTCCAAATCATTCTTAAATGCCTGGAATCCACCTTTTTCAACGTTAGCCTTTAATTGAGTGTATTTATCTTTAGGGACGGTCTTCATGTAGCCTTCAAAGGTATCAAAACCATTCTTTTCAGCCATTGCCTTCAATGTAGTTTGGACATCTTTAGGCAATCCTTGAAGCTTTTGGCCAAAGGAAGTAATTCCTTGTTCTTCTGGAGTAGCACCAAGTTTTACTTTCTTATCCTTGATACCATCAATGGCCTCTTTGACCTTATTAGCTGTTGGCGTTAATTGATCAGTACCCTTAAAGTTAATAATCTTATTAACAACAATATCCGACATTTATTCTCGCCCCCTTTGCATAACCAATTTGTAGAATGCCTGTGCATCCTTTTGCTTTCTTTCGGATTCATTCGACTCTTTGCCAAACTTCTCCGCATAATCCTTAATTTGGCCCAATGCTGTATCAATTTGCTGGTTTTGGCCTTGAATATCGTCAATTAGACCAACTGGCCGAACCATTGAATTGGATACACGCTGATTAGTTAAATTGTCGTATTGAGCTAGTAAAGCACCTCTACATAGGTCATCAAATTCATTAGGAGTGAGCTTCCAAAAATCATCAATGTTGGTAATTCCGATTATTCTTCTAGCCCTGGTAATTTGCTCATCTAAGTCAAACTCATTTACTTCTTCATGACTTTCATTCTGTTCTCTGCGTTCTTCATCTGTTCTTCTGCTTGATTGATTTGAATTTGAGTCGTTTCTTCGTCTTCTGGCTTGAGTGAGTCGATTTCTAAGGTCGCCTTCATACTGTCGATCACATGATTCCCGTATTTCTTGTAGGCTTCTACCTTTGATTTTAAAAAACCTGATGTGGCAAGACCCTTAAGGATTTCATCTGTTGTTTTACGAATATCGTCAAAAGCACCTTCATTGTCCAATTGATCAACAATTGCATCTTCTCCAAGATCACCGCCAGCTGCTGCCTTAAAGAAGTCAATGATTGTATCAGGATCATCAATAAAGAGTCCATCTAGAAAATCATAAAAATTAGTAGTTCGCTTATCTTTATCAGCACCAGCAATATTCTTGTAAAGTCTGTAATTATACGATGGTTCGACATCTTTATTTTTGATTTTTAGAGTTAGCATTTTTAAATCTCCTAAAATGAATTTGATTCCAACCACCACCACTCAAGAAAGTGAGAATGCTTTTAAGTTAGCTAGTCAGCTGAGACATTTGCCCCGTCACTTGTGGCGTCTGCTTTCACGTCTGCTGGTTTGTCTGGAGTCTTTTCAACTGTAAAGCCTGGAACGTCTACCTTTTCAGACTCAAGTCCAGTAGTAGCATCCTTGAAAGAAATTTTATAATCACCATCTGCAACAGTTGTGCCACCGGTTAGGCCAGTGATTACAGTAGATAAATCACCTTTAGTTCCTTCAACAACTTTTTTGCCAGTCTTGTCGTAAATAATTTCTGTTTGATTAGTTCTGTCTGCCATATTTGAATACTTCCTTTAATTATTTTTTAGCTAGATGAAACATCTGCACCTGTCCCGGTTGCCTTAGATTGAACATTTTGCGGTTCTTCTGGAGCTTTTTCACTGCCTGCATCATCGTCAACAGGCTTATAAGCTGGGCCCATTACGTCCTCACCAGTAGTTGTGTCTTGTACTTCAATGGTGTCATCGTCAACAGTGTTATCAACGAAGTCACCATTGTCATCAACACCCAAATCAGTACCATGTGAGAAGTTATAGAACTTGGCTAGGTCATCCAAAATACCATCATCAAGATCTTCTTCATCAAGCTCGAATGCATTTTCATCTGAATTGATTGCACGTTCCATACCATTGACTTCGAATTGGAGATTGGATGTCATTGTTCCACCCAATGCTTCTGTGTTAGGAAGGTTGGGAACAAAACTTTGTGAGAATTGTGCTTGAATCTTACGATGCGGCTTAGTACCGTGCATTGTGTTTAGATCCATTCTCCATAGACCAATTAATTCACCCTTTTCCCAGGCTGCATATAAGTCCCAATACAAATCTTTCTTGTTCTTTTCCGGAGCAGAAAAGATTACATCTACAGTACGTTGTTGGTTGATTGAGCCGACACCTTTAATATTGGCCCTCTTAGTTGCTGTAGATTGTAATGTACGTGTATTAGTTCCTGATGTGGCACCCTGGAGTCCTAAAATATGAATCTTATTTGCTAGTGGTTCGTGCTTGATACGTTTGTAAAGATAAATAATGTTATCGGCATCACGGCCACGAACTTCAGCTTTAAACTTGTTGGATACTGCTGTATCTACCATTTAAATTCCTCTTTTCTAATAATTTACATAAAAAAAGACACCCATTTTATAAATGAATGTCTAAATAATTAATTTTTCTGTAATGTGATAATCAAATGTAATTGTTACATGTCTCAGCGATTTAGAAGTTGAATTATCAATTGTTTCTGATGATTGATTAAACGCATAAGATTGGCAATTGTAATTGGACAATCTCAAATACTTGAGATACTCACGGATACTAAATAATGTATCCATCATCAAGCCATGATCGTTATCAACATCATCAAAGTAGTCAACATAAAGCGTATATGTAGAACGTTGTTCATTCTTAGCACGCTCTGCATCAATATTTTGACCACTTGAAACAATAATTTGAGGATATTCATTACTGTCAACTGCATTTAAGTCAAATACAGGGGCATCCGTGATAATCTCTAACGTTCTAATTGCTGATTGCAGCATGTCATGTTGTGGTGAAATCAATTAATCACCTACTTTATCGATTTTCTAATAATTTCATCTGAATACTTGTCTACATCAAGAGCCATCCCCGAATCGTGCATGACATGATGGGCCGGATAGTTCTTGTTCTTCAAGCCGTATTCAAATGCCTGAATGTACTCATATCCGTCTATAGATTCAGCGTTAGCATAGATATCTGACTTCATACCGTCTCTACTTGGATGCTTAGCTACTGACTTCCACAAGTTACCATGTCCTACGTAACCAGATTTCGAGTGATATTGGCGCTCTTTGATTAACTTCTGAGCCCCGTCAACTTCATCATTAGCAATCTTGTTGATTGCCTTAGGAATATTCTTCTTCAATCTTGCCTTATCCTGGAGGACTAACTTAGCTAAATCTTCATTGCCGGAATCTTTTAATAATTTAGCCATTGAAGTTAAATCATCACTGAAATTATCTTGGGCTTGAACTCTAACAACTGGCACATGTTCATTATCCCAAGCCATCAGCTTCTCACCTCGGTATCACCACAGTAGATATCAGTTTTAAAATGATGTCTTCTGAGCTGAGATATTTGTAAAACGTCGGACTTATTTGCACGATAATCATCCAAAAAAGCTACCTTATCGGCATTGTAAATACCTTCTAATCTAATTACATAAGAGTGGTCATATTGCTTACCAATAGCATTATTTTGAGACTGTGAGCCATTCAATTCAGTAACTCTTGCACCTCTTACAATTTGTTCATTATAAACTACTCGATGATCTAGGATATCGGTATTTTTTTTATTTGATTTAGTCAATAAAACTACATCTCTTATAATCAATCGAACGTCACTATCCTCCCACGGTTATCGCTACCCTTTAGATTGTCTAAATATCTGTTTAATTGAGGATAGAACTGTTCAATATCATTGCTGTTATAAGAATAAGATAGACCTTCTTCACTAGAAGATTTCGTACCTTCTGAACCAGCTTTAGTGAACTTAGCCTCGGCCATTTGAGTAATGATACCTTTCAAAACGTCTGGCAGAGTATCTCGTCCAATATACAATTCAACTTCTTGCATAGCTTGATTGATATATATTTTAAAGATATCGTCCATTTCATCATTCTTGATATGCTTTAAAGTTTTGAAATCTTTAAGGATTGAATCTTCAATTTTAACTTCATCAGCCATTAAATCACCCCCTACTCAGCTGAAATAATGGCACCATCTGTAGTAGCTACCGACTTCACGTTAGTTGGTTTATCCGGACTAGTTTTATCGCCATCCGAACTTGATGGCGGATCTATTTTGACTTTGTAGATCCAGATAATAGAACTTGTGCTTGGAACAATTCATCAGGACTAGCAAGAGTTGGCAATGATGTAGCAGCTGCCTTTGTCCATGTACCCACAGGATCATGTCCTTCTTCATACATTGTGGCAAAGATATTCCCAACCATCATGTCGTTACTGTTTCCTGACATAAGACGGCTTTCTTCAGGAGTTGGTCCATAAAGTGTTTCACCCAAAGTATTATCATCAAACATGACAAATTTGTCTTCTGGGAAGAATCGTTCTTTAGTATATGATCCTGTTGCGCTTTGTGCACGGTACTTTCTGTCATAAGTAACGATAACAGGTAATCCGAGGCTTTGCATAATTTGATTTAATGATCCATCAGATGGAATTACACCTAAACTCTTAAATAGTGCTTTGATTGAGCTGTTTTCTTCCAAAGCTTGGAGAACTTTTCTTGATGTCAAAGCTCTAGTTGGCACGATATCCAAAGTATTAACCCAAGCTTTAATATCTGAAATTGGATCACTTGATGGGTCATCCCATGACTTAGTAACAGTTACTTGATGTTCCTTAGGTAAGTCGTAATCAATCTTCCAGCTAGAATCAGCATCATCAGGTAAAACAACACCGTTGGCAAGTAATTGCATACGCATTAATTCAACACGAGCTTGCACACCTTCTACCATATGGTCGGTGTCGTTGTAAACCAATTGAGTTAAGTATTGTTGTTCTTGTGGGTTTCTTGGATTTCTAAGTGCTACCAAATCTTTTTCTTTAAGTTGAATCTTACGTTTGATATAGCCTAGTTCTGCATAACGTCTATCAGCTTCACGGCTTCCAATTTGTGCTTCACTATCGAATGATGAGATTGGAGCTATTACAGGTGTTGTATATCTATCTTCAAGAATTTCAACATCTAGACTTAATACTTTTCTTGATGGAAATAGTGAATCGCCTAAATATGCAGGATATTGACGATTATTAACGTATGAAAGCACATCTCTTTGATTGAATAAATCTAAAATTTCTGGCATTAAATTAAGCCTCCTCTAAATTTGAAAATGTAATTCGTTTTAGCGCCGCCACTGCTTCGGCAGTTGGTGCAACTGGCAAACGTTTGGCATTAATGAAGCCATCAACGATCCCTGAAACTAATTCAGGTCCATGTGACACATCTACCTCGTTTAAAGTAACTGCGTGAGCTTTCGCATCGTTAGATGGAACAATTGAGCCAGCAGGTAGTACACCATTAACCACTCCTGGAGTAGTAGCATCTACCTTAGTGGAAAATGCTACATACTTCTCACTATCTAAAAAATTGAGTTCATCTACATGAACATTTTTTTCATAAAACATAGTTTATCCTCCTATTTTCTTAATTTTGACCAAGGATTATTGTTCGAGCCTTGACCTTGCTTATTTGCCATTTCAGCAAATTTGGAGCCAATATCTTCAGTATGTTCACTACCACCAGTTTGAGGTGTCTTTCCACCCTTAGTAGCTTCGAGAACGCCCTTATGAACAGCTTCACTAAATGCCTTCTTAAATTCTTTGACATTTTTTGTACGCTTATCCTCATCAAGATCGCTCAACATACTGGCAAAACTTGTAGGTAATCCGTTCTCGGATAATTTTGCTGTCGTATCAGATAAGGCATCACGCTGATTTAAGGCTTGTTCTCTTTTATTAAGTTTGTCTTCACGTTCCTTTGTATCAGCTTCGATACGCTCTTCATCAGTCATTTTGGCTCTATTAGCGCCTTTTTGTTCTGCTTCGCTTAACAAATTAGGTAGTTTGCTAGTCTTATATTCATTAACAGCACTACCGATCAATTTTCGCAATTCAGAGCGAGTGAACATCTTGCCGTCATCTTCACCATCAGAACTGTCTTTATCATTCTCTTTGCCTGATTCATCGGAACTGTTGTCAGAATTTTCATTTTCTGGGCCTTTGCTGCCCTCGTTATCTGATCCGTTTCCGCCTTCCTCAGAAAAGAATTGCAAATTTAGTTTGATTGGTTCTTGTAATAGTGATTTCATACTTAGATTCCTCCATACTTTTAAGTGGTATAACTTTTATTCATCAGTTGTTTTTTTACGCCAGCAACCAACAAAAATGGCAATAAAAAAAGCCATACATTAGCATGACTACTCAAAATTATTTATATATATACATCAGACATATTTTGCCTTCTATAAGCTATCTAGTTCTTCACTAACATCATGATCAGAAGTATCCCAATCGTTTTTATCATTGGCTTCAATCACAGTGCATTGACAGTTATAATGCATCAAAGGAAAATTAACGCCTTCCTTTGCGTCTTTAACATCATATATATTTCCATCTAAATCAGCACAATCTTTACATGTATTAGGTGCTTCGAGTGAAATAAACTTATATTTCTTAACTTTGTCACTCTTTAGCTTTTCCAATCTTGTTCTGTTTAACGCCTGTCCAGTAGCGGTTCGAATCATGCCAGCAGCTCTGCCCATTTGACCATTAGTAGCTTTATGGCCACCAGTCAAAATATTTGCCACTTCCTTTTGCCAATTAAGAGAATCCTTTGGTGATTTAGCAGCTCTTTCAGCGACATCCCTAACCTTACGAATAGTTTGAAGTGTCTGCTTATTAATTGAGCTAAACATATCAGAATCAACATGACGATCTAACACAGCGTTGCGTGCTGTCCGTTGCAATATAGAATCAATATTCATTGATCGTTTTGATTGACGATTATAAGTATTGATTTTTTTCTTTGCACTTTTATAGTTCTTTGAGTTAACTACATCAGGGATGTTCTGCGTGCTTACACTCAATTGCAACTTTTGAGCCACCATCTGTTTAACAAACTCTTGAGTAACCTTAGCAATTAACACATCACCGTTGGTTTTCAAACGATTACCTTTGAATGCTGTCTTGATAGTTGTTTGGTCATCTTTGCTAGCATTGCTAAACGTGTCTTTGAGATTAGATAAGAAGTTGGCTACTTCATCAGGATTAGCTTTACCATTCCAATTCAAATCGCTAGCAATAAAGGCAGCAATCATATCAATCACATTAGACTGTGTATTCTTGTATAACTGTTCAATCTGCTTTACACGTTCATCTTGCTTGCCATAAATAGATTGAGCAATTGCTATAGCTTGTTTTTCAGTAAGTTTCATTACTTACCACCGCCAAACAATCCTTTAATCTTATCTAAAATTGTGGAGTTTGAAGTAGTTTGATCGGAATTGCTTTGGTCGGACTCGCTACTATCAACCGCTTGAATTGGATCAGGTGTTTGAACTCGATTAAATACTTTCTGTATTGAATCATTATCGACCTCTTGCTTGTTCTCATCATCAACACGTTGCTGCTCTGTTTCTGGTGAAATGCCTGTATACTTCTCAACAACTTCCCGAATAGTTTGATCTGACTCAGTACCCAGATTAGCAAGTATTTGAGCATTTTGAAGTGTTTCTTGATCATTCTTAGGTAAGTTAGGTGTATATATGATTTGATAGTTCTCCACGTCTTCTGCATGAGCTATTTGACCAGTAACTTCCAAATAGTTTCCAAGGAGTCTAAGACGCCTCATAAGACCACGTGTATATAAGCTTTCTTGGATAGCGCGCTCTTGATCACTGCCCCAAAGCTTATAAAGGATTGCAACACCTGATGAATTAGAAGAAAAGCTTTCATCTGATGTATCGGGCGTATTTGTGTCCATATGAATTTGAGCGCGAATTAGGTCAACATATACTTTCCACTCAGCAACATTTAAATCCTTAGTAACGTAACCAACATCCGGTTGAATCACAGTGTTGCCATTGTCACCGATATTTTGCTGTACATCAGGTTGCAACCACATAATTGCATTCTTACGGTCAATTTGTGGGTGCTTTGGTTCTTCTCCATCAGCATCACTAATATCAAAATTGCCAATAATTTTCAGAATGGCATTAGCAAAGTCTTCTTGTGAATTAGCCATTTCTGATACCGCTTTATCAATAGCATCAATTTTATCGAGTGATGCTTCCCAATCTCCCATACGTTCATCGTTATTAATATATTCAGTCAATGGAACGCCAAAGAAATAGTGCTCGTCAACATGATCAAACACCAGATTAGATCCAGGAGTTTCACCATCATTGAAATAATAAATGGCGTCGTCTGTATATACTTCTGCATAATATTTTGGCTTATTCATGTACTCAATAAGATAATATCTAACGCCAAATAACGAATGCTGCTCGATTGATGAATCATAAACAATAAATGCATTAGCTGGGTCAATCGGTCTGATTGCTACATCATTTGTGCCTTCTTTGACATACTCAAGCTCATAAGCTCGACCGGTAATACTTAGATTCTTCTTCATCACTTTTTCGTGATAACTTTCATCGTTTCGACTATTAAAATTATCTAATGCATTTTTTAAATCCTCATCGTTACTATCATCTTTATTGTATTGAAACTTGATAGGATTACCGACAGAATAACCAACACGTGTATTAGTGATGAACTTAGAAAATCCAAAAGTAACACGGTTGTCAGCTCTGCTACTTGATATATTTGTATTAGCAAAATGAATGTCATTTTCACCTTTATAATAACGTTCAAGCTCTAATATTCTTGGCAATTGGTATTGATAATGTTGAGTAATAAAATACTGCAACACTTCTTTAATTTTCTCGGGATCGCTCTTAATTTCATTCCAGTCATCAGCTGGCATTGTGTATTGTTTGTTAGCTTTGAGTAAACCACCAATCCAACGTTGACCATTTAGCATATTGATTGATTGTCCTAGTGCATAAGGGTCTGTATCTGTTGCCATAACATCAGCTCCTTTCTAATTAATTAGTCCTAGATTTCTTAAGTCGTTTGTACCTTTTCGTCTATCCATAGGCTTAGGCATATTCTTGATACGCTCATAAGTAGCAATTGCATAACGAATCGTATCCATCACATCATCGTTAACTTTTAAAGGCTCACCAGTCTTGTCATCCCAAACGTATTGGTATATTTCCTCAAGAAACCAATGGTACTTATCCGATGTCTGACTAATTCCAGTATTATCAATAGCATCTCGAACAACAAAAAAAGCGTTAGTCTTCATAGCCTTAGCTACGTACTCAACGCCTGTTAAACGATTCTTATATGCATTAATACATTTGATACCACATTGATTAAAATGTGCCACATGCTCTGGTCTAGCCGAATCGGCATAGAATGGAACACGTTTACCATATCTTTTCTGTATATCCTTAGCCACATCAGTCCAATAATCAATCTCTTTAAATTGTGCTGTGTGCTCTTCAAGAATATAGAATCTATCTTGACCATCAACACCAGCAACTACAATACATCCCTTATGTTCATATCCCCAGTCAACTCCACAGATAATAGTGAGATTATCGGGAATTTGTGAACGTGGAATAATCATAGTCTTTTGATTAAAGTCCTGGTAAACAATACCTTCAGCGGCTGCCCATTCTCCTTCAATAGCACGATCATAGAACATCCCAGCCGGCTCAGTCTCTTTTAAGTTTTGAATATACGTCTTAGATAAGAATGTATTATCATCAATTCTAAAATGATTGCTGCGAATAGCCCTGGAATGATTAGGATTATCGATATATTTCTTCTTTAAATAATGTGTTGGAATGTCCGGATTAGTATCGCATACAACTCTTGCCCCTTCTGGTGAGCAACGCTTTCTAATTTCATCAAATACCTCTTCATTAGCAAGTGATGCTTCATTGATATAGGCGCCGTAAGCAGTCATACCACGAATAGCACCCAATCCAGCAATTGAACCAGTAAACGCCTGGACAATTTTCACGCCTGGTAAACCAGAAAACTTGATTTCAAACGAATTGTGCTTATCAAAATGAAATGATAGCCCGAACGTGTTCTCAATCTCATTTAGCACATTATTTTGAATAGTCTTACTTGAAACGCCACCTAAAATATATTGTGGATGTAATACGCCTTGACCCTGAGCAACTTCAGCAGCATGTCGAACATCTAATAAAAATACAAAATTATCAACAAAAGTCTTGCCGGCACGAACAGCGCCATAATTTATCATCAAATTCCATGTTGGATCGTTAACCACCTGATCAAGTACGGTTAATTGTTTAGTGGTAAATAAATTATCAAGCTTGGTCGTCATCTTTGACTACCCCCTCTTGAATCTTATCAAGTAAACTACCGATAGCATTCATTTGATTCTCATCGCTCACACCGGCATCATGTGCTTTAATTTCGGCAATCTTAGCTTCAGCATTGGTCTTACGAAGCTTAGCCTTAGACATATTCTCATCATCTTTGAAGTATTTCATCAATGAATCGAGAGCCTTTTGCTTATCGTACATTTCAACCACCGGTTCACCTTTATCAATGCGAACTGATTTGATATTTGAAGTGTCAATTTCATTGCTATCTTTTAATTGGACAACATTCTCATAATAGAAACCTTGTTTACCAGTATCTGGGTCAATCTTAGGGACCCAATCGAAGCAACCACCGCTATCCTCCTGTGAACCAGTTTTAGAACGTACCTTGTACCATTCGTATTTCTTAACAGTCTTGAAATCTACCACATCAGTTACATCAGCATTAGCTTGCTGAATATACTTCTTGATTACATCGGTTGCATCAAAATAGAGATCAGACACCTGCTGTTTCTTCAAAATGGATAGTTGCTTTTTAACCTTAGTATTTCTTAGCATTTTAGATCCGTTAACCATGGCTGACTCATAACCAACCTCATAGGCTTTTTGATACGCCCAAGTAGCATTAAAACGTTGCAAATAGTACAAGCAAAACTTCTTTTGGTTTTCCGTGAGGTCTCCATTTTTGGACAAATCATCAACAATTTTGGGCGCAACCTTCTTAGATTTAGGGTGCACACTTTTTTTAGCTGGTGCACCTCTTGCCCATCCATGTCGATTTTTCCAAGATTTAACTGTATTAATCGAAACATCATACTTAGTAGCAATATCTTTGTATTTCATCCCAGCTAAATAATCTTTTTCGGCTTCTTCCCATTTTTTCATTACATGGCACCTACCTCCTTTTGAGATATTGATTATTTATTTTTTAATTGGTTTAGTTTTATGCTTTGCTTTCTTCTTTTTCAAATCACGATCTAGATCACCGATCATCTTAGCTTCTTCCTTAGTCATATAACCAGCCTTTGTGTGAATCATCTCAAGGAACCTACAATCTTATCTTTTTCTTCCTCATCCGTTAAATAACAATCATCAATATTAGGACGTGTCAATTGATAAAATCGGTCATCAACCATATGTGATCCTATCGAAACAATTTGCTTAGGATTTACTAGCATTTCATTATATTCATATCCTTCTCCTGATTCCGCTTCTTTGTAAACTGTAATATTAATCATGTTTGCACATCCTTCTAAGCTCTTTCTTAGCTTTGTGTTTTTTAACTAGCATAACGATTCCAGCAATTCCATAGCACAAAATAAATAGCCCTAACGTAATTAGCATTGGACTAAATACCCACAACCAACTCCAATTAATAAATCCAAAGACTTTGGCAGCTGCGAATATTAAAGAGAGAGCAAATAAAAACCACGTATAATCTTTATCATCAAATTTAAGCACGATTAATAAGTACCTTTCTATTACCGTTAAAATCTTCATGATCAACAATTTTTCTATGTTCAAGTACATGCATCAGCTGGTCATTAGCATCATCATTAAACCCTAAAACTACTTTGAGATAGTTATTTCCACAAACATCACTACCGCGAATTAGATTAATAGCTTGCTGAACAGTATCTTCATTAATAAACAATTTAATTACATTGCTCATTTTCGATTACCTCCCAATCATCAGATAACATGTCTGTTTGGCTGGCTAACCACCCTAGTTGAAGTTGATTAGCTGTTGTCTTAATGGCTAATAAATCAGTAACATTAAATCTTGTGGTTTCTAATGAATTCAAGAAAGAATTTTCTTTCCATGGTCTATCGCCCCATTTTTCATCTGTGCCACCACGAAGGATGTTTTCTAAAAGGTCTCTATCAATTTGAATAATAAATTGATTCTTACCGTTCCAATTCTTGTGTTTCAACTTCTTACCTAGTTTCAATTGTTCCAATGCTTCACTAAATGTCATATTCTTTTCCTTCAACTAAAAATCGTATTTAACATTCTCAAATTTTTTGTAGGCATCGAGATATAATTCCTTTTTGTCGCCGTTATAAGTGGCTTCGTAATACATTCCATCGGGTAATGTGGTAGATAGCAAAGCCTTGCTGTTTTGAAGTGTCTTACATTGCCATACGACATAGACATTAGATTTATCAATCGATGTGTTATCTGTCTTATCTATATGTTTATTTGCGTATTCAACTACCTTTTCTTTACATACTGTAGTAAATTCTTGTTCATTCATATTCTTTTCCTCCAAAATAAAAAGACCAGCCATAATTGACTGATCTTCTTTATATAGTGTGAGTGGGATTCGAACCCACATTCTTCCAAGTAACATTCTTTTAAAGAACAACCACACTATTAATCAATGTGGATATCCGGAATCGAACCGGATTGCTAAGTCTTAGAAACAAGTTGGTATTCAAAAAAGGAATGTCTACAATTGTTGAGCGATTATCCAAAAATCAAGAGATATTTTTTTGCTTAGCAGTAGCCATGCCTCCACATAGCATGACCAGCTTTATCATCACTGATCATTGAGGGTTAAAACAGCTGTTTAACGTCCGCCAGGACGATTGTTATCTGTTGTGGACCTTGGTTGAATGGGTTGTCCTTCCCATGTTTGCTCCTTTTTTAATCGGTAGAGTAACCGCATGTATCTATAGCCAGACATGGAATCGAACCATGCACCATCATTTGTATTTAGCGTTACCCTTTGCGCCACTGGTTACCCGTTGTTCTTGCAAATTAAAAGAATTAAAAGCTCTTTCTTTTAAATTTTTGATTGCTTTCAAACAATCAATGTCTCGAGTAGGATTCGAACCTACAATATTTTAGCTAAAAGCCAAATGCTCTACCAATTGAGCTATCGAAACATAAGGCTGGTTAATTCCAGCCTAATAAATTCTTGAAGGAGTTTATAGCACTAATGTTCTATGTGAAAGTAACCAACTTCCACAATGTGAGAATGAGGATTCGAACCTCAAGCTAAATTGGAAGGAAAAACATTTAAATATTGTTGAGGGAAATACTAATTATTTTTTTAATTTAGCCCACCCATGTGTTCTCACGAAATGAAGAGCATTATCATAACTCTTCTAACAAATGAGCTCCTTTTAAGCGGTAGAGTAACCGCATATCTCTTAATCTTTCGATAATACTAATATAACACGTAAAGTGGTCGCTTGTGTAACGCTCTTTCATCGCTAAAACATCGCTAATACGTCGGCATTACATCGCTTTTTTTATTTTCTGGAATATAAACATGCAAATCGTAATAATCAATAAAAGCATCAGCAAAGTATAGCAAAGCCATATTCTTTAGCTCATTACATCGCGTTTGTCCATAGCCTAATAATTCTTGCAAATCAATGTTCGTCATATTATGGATATAATAATTTTTCAAAATAACCATATAATCATGCGGACAGTTGCTAATAAGTTTCATCGTTATTTGGATATATTCCTTTGCACCTAATTTACCCACAATTTTATCCTCTTGAGTATTTCTTGTATTAATTCCACTCCCAATACAATCAAAACTTGGAGACTGCACATACGTGAGACTCATGTGAGATTGAGCAATTAATCTTGGAAATTCATGCTCAAAATAATTTTTAACATTCTTAATTGTTTTTTCTTCATCAATATCTGGTAATAGTAATCCCACGATACATACAGCCTCCACTTATGATATAATTGATTTGCTGGAACCAATTAATTAGCTGCTCACTTTGTGGGTGGCTTTTTTGTTGTCTAATTATGATTCTTTGACTTGCTGATCTTAATCAATCGTCTCTGCTTTGACCCACTATGTTTCCACTTATCTAACATTTTATCCAATGGATCATTGACCCACTCATTCTTAACTTCGTCGCTCATTGAAATATCTGTCGTATCAACGTTAATATTCACTTTGATGTCTTTAAGATTTACCATTACTTAAAGCCTCATTCCTATGTTTATTCCTTCTGGCATTCAATCGCTGCCACTCATCGTCTTCTCTATATAATTTTTTACCGATCCTGTTATTTTGACGTATTATGTCTTCTATATAAAAAAGCTCTTTATGCATAGCAGCTGCTATTTCTTTATTCTTATATCTATTTTCACGCATTTGATAGACTGCTAAATTATCATCTGTCATTTTCATCATCTAATTAAAATCGCTAAGATTTAACCTTCCTAATCTAATCATTTCTAATTTTGCCAAATGTTCTTGATTGGCCTTGTCAATAAACTCAACATCTTCATCGCTAATATGTAAAGCATCAGCAATTTCAACACACGGATACTTATTGCAACGCATTTCATACACGGCACAATTTAAATCTGTTAGCAAGTTCGTCCTCCCACAGAATTGATTGAATTATTCTGTTCTTAGTCTGATCACTAAGCTCTCTGTCAGCATTTCGAAACTCTTTTGGCATGGCATAAAAATGCTTTTGAATATAAATAATTGCTCGAACAATGTTGTGACATTCATCGCTAAATGCTGACCTTATGTATAACTTATAGATTTTTTCGTAATTCATTTTTTTGTCTCCCTGCCTTTTTTCAATTCGTCCATAGTTAAATTCCTCCATGTATGATCAGTCTTAATTTCTTCCAAAATGAGAATGGTTCTTTGATTTCATATACAACTCGTGCAGTTACACGATTTAATAAATTTTCATCGGAATCAATCGAAATAATTTTTGCATCTGTCTTTGAAGCCCAATGCTTTATTTCGTTCATCAACATTGGATGATTTCTAGCTTCAAATATTTTTATATGTTTCACTTTTTCTCCTCATTAATTCCCGCTTTGCTTTTTTTCATTTGTTTCATTTCCTAAACTTCCTCTTACAAATTGGACAATGGTTCGAGTAAAGAAATTGTCCTTTATCGGCTAATATTTTTAAAAATCCTCTTTTAGTAATGGTTACAGTTCCATTTTAATTGCTTTTGGATTACAGTACCAGCATTCTTTCATCATTCACACCGCCTTATTTAAAATGGTAAATCGTCATCTGAAATATCTATTGGTTTGCTGTTATTAGCAAATGGATCACCACTCCTTGAATTTGCTACATCACTTTTTGCATTTGCTGCATCGTTTCTACTTTTTTTCGGCGGTTGATGGCTGTAGTCATTGGTACTACTGGAATTTTGCTGTTGATTGTTTGCATCGCTTCTACTTTCCAAAAGTGAGAAATTTTCAACAACTACTTCAGTGACATACACACGCTGGTCTTGTTGATTCTCGTAGTTACGTGTTTGAATACGTCCATCAATTCCAACAAGTGAACCCTTGCTTGTGAATTTGACAAAGTTTTCTGCTGCTTTTCTCCAGATAACGCAATTAATAAAATCCGCTTCACGTTCCCCTTGAGAATTAGTAAATTGTCTGTTTACAGCCAATGTAAAGCTCACAACTGCCACATCATTAGCTGTGCGTTTCAATTCTGGATCACGCGTTAAGCGTCCTACCAAAACTACTCGATTAATCATTTATCTTCCTCGTCTTTCTTCCATTCCTCGATCAAAATTTCATTGTTTGGACTAATTGTCTAATCCAACATCAATCTCATATTTATAACCATTTTTCAATATTATCTGATTGTCTGAAATTACGGCAATTGGCTCTGAATCATTATTTACAATCACTATATTCTGCCAATTCTTAATTGAATTGGCCTTTTTTTTATCAATATTCTTCATTGTTGCCCTCCAATAGTCACAGTAGTAATATCTAGCTTTTCAATCATAGGAACAATATCGTAATCTTTTAATAGCTTGTATAGTCCTACACGACCTTTTTGTGTCCATTTAGTTATAATACGTGGCTTGTTATCAATAATTCTAGTTGATGAGCTAACCCAGCCGTTATCTTGATATTTAGAATATAAATACCAGATGCCACCCAATTTGTATTGAATCTTGAGTTTTTTAAGTAGGTCATTAAATGCTTTGGCACTCATTCCATAATCCTTTGCGATTGTCGTAGTAATCATTAATGATTTACTAGCCATGATTTGATCAAAATAATTAACTTTTGGCTTCATAGTTTCAATTTGTTCTTGCTGATCCGCAGCTAGACGTAAAGCTTCTGCCATTGTTGATGGAACTTTGAAACCACCAGTTTTAATGTGACTTTCCATTTTGTTGAAGGCTTCAATGTATTTAAGCTTAAATTTCATTGCTTTTTTGCCGGTGAACCCCATAGCCAATAGCGTAAATCCATCACGATTCATATAAATAATTCGATATTGCTGTTTATTTTGAGGATGAGTATATGTATCTTCGTAAAATAGGTCTGCCCAATTTTGCGCAACCCCCTCTTTTAAATCATCAACTGCTCTCAATACATCTCGATGGTTCTTATTAAATGTTTCCGCCACTTGTAAGCTGCTAGTTACTGCTTGTTGATCTTTCATAATTACTAGATTATTCATTTCGTCCACTCCTCAATTAAAATTTCAGTACGTGGGTGCTCGTCGTAATTTTTTTCAGTATCGTGTTTCCAAATTTGCCCATCGTCAAACCAAGCCTTTGCTAAACCATCAAAAATAGCTTTCTCGTAGTTATCTAAGTCGGGCTTCACAGTCGGCTTTACCTCATGATTAGCACGTCTTTTATGTTCTGCTTTGGATAATCCTTTTTGAATCTTTCTGTAAAAGCGTATGTGTGCAACGAGAGGAGTACCTTTTTTAAAAAGCTGTTTGTTATGGTACTTGTCCCAATACAATGTTTTTATTTCGTTTTTATAGATCCGATATTTCTTATCTGTATACGCTCTCTTTTTGCCACCAAATGAGCTAAAACGAGGACGTGATGCGGGTACTGGTTCTCCATAGATTATTAGTTTCAGTTGATTATTCATTTACTACTTCTCTCTTATGCCGTTATTCGTTGTTTCTAAAAAAACCAGAAATGACAATATACAATATTGCCAATATTACAATTGCTCTCATGATAATCACCGTTTGCTTTCATATCCGAATAATTCATTCGGAGTGATGTCTAAAGCCTTACATATCGCCTGCATATCTTTGAATTTCATTGATTTAATATTTTTGTTTTTGTGTGAAAATGCATAAATGATTTGAACGCTTATTCCTGTTTCACTAGCTAAATCTTTTAGCTTCATTCCTCTAGCTTTGACGTATTTCTTTAAGTTCAAACTAATCATTTTCAGCCACCAGCTTTCTAAGCTCGGTATCGTAGCACTTTCGTAAACTGTATGCATTAAGAAGCGAATTCTCTAAATTCAGCATTAGAATTGGACTTTGAAATAGATCCGAATGATTTTTTCTCAAATGATCCATGTGTTCAAATTGATGTTGTAAATTGTCAATTACTCTTTCTAAATACACGCTTTCTCTGGATATTTCGTCTATGATCGTCTGTCTATCATCTGAAACAGGTGTCTGTGGACGCCTATATAACACTGCTTTTGTCTTACTTTGTAGCATTTTTTCATCCCTTAAATTTTGCTTTGCTTTCAATCAATTATCTAACACGTACGTCTTCAATATGTGGATTGTACTCAATAATCTGTTTGTCGAAATATTTGTTAATTCGATCTGCACGCTTTTCAATTTCTCTTAAGTCATCAAGAATCGAATCATCTAAATTAAAATTTTTAACATCATGCTCCGTTATCAATACTTCGTTTAATGTCTTAGAAGCTTTGTAAGACATGTCTGCCATTACATCACTACCAACTACCAGAGTTCTGTTTAGATGTTCAATACTGTCACGATCAAATTCCGCTCCCGTGAGTAGCAGTGCTTTTTGTTCTGGTTCTAACATGATTGTTTCCTCCTAATTGTTTCTCATATCGTTGCCACTAAACTTGATTGTGTTAGCAGCTTTTCTTGTCATTAAGCGACTAATAATTTTTGGATCGTATAATTGCTGTAGATCACGTCCTGTATTGTTTGTAGTTATAATATTTGTTTTATTTTTTCGATAATCAGCAAACCTAAAAAGTATTCGCTGAGCATAGTTAGTTGCTTCGCTCGTTTCAGATCTTAGCGATGATTCACTGCCCAAGTCGTCAATAACAAGCACGTCACAGTTCTTAACACACTCTTCCACCTTGTAGTTATCACGTTTTAAAAACTCGTCCTTAAATGCCATTTGAGAATTATTGACGAACATTGCAAAACTCAAGAAATAACATGATAGTGATGTATCTTGACTGTTCAAACCATTCAAAATGCTAACAGCTAACATAGATTTACCAAGTCCTGGCTCACCAGTGAAAAGAAAGTTGCCCGTTTGACCGACATAGATCCTATTAGCAATATTCTTAGCCTGTTTAAGCTCACTCGCTTGGTTAGGCGTATCAGTCTTAAAATCTGCAAAATTGTATTGTAAGTCGTTGAAATCACTCACTAGTGAGCTTCTAAATATTCCCTTACGCTTAACTTGGATATTTTTTTTAGTGAATTCGATAGATCGTTGCTGTTCTCGTTTATCACGCTCAGAAATAACTTTTTTGAAGTCAATTCCTGAATAGTCAACACCGTGTTTTAAGGCTATTTCACGGGAAACTTTATCCAATCCAAACATTGATTCCATAGCTACCCCCTAGTATGGCAAGTCATAGAGTGGTTTTCTACCACCCTTGTTGCCATTAAAATTATTTGGTGCGTCTGCTTTATCTATCAACTTGCCAAACTGCTTTCTAAGTTTTGAAGCGGATAAGATATTGTTCTGCCAGAAACTGTCTTTTTGACACCATTCAATAATTCGTTTGATATCGTCGTAAGAACGTGCATCACGTTCGTGCATTAGTCTGATGTCATTAGCCCATTTCTGTGTATCAGGTGGGTTCTTGGAATCAGCCGGATAGATGTTAGAGTTACGTTCACGTATCTTAGTTAGCAAGTAATTGGCTAGTTTCAAATTAATATCGTCCGAGTCGTAAACACGCTTTGCGGGTTTCGAGTCGTGACTAGTATTATTAGTTTTGTTTTGTTTATGTTTATGTTTAGTTATTGTGCTACTGTTATGTACACTACTATGTAAACTAGTATGTAAACTGTTATGTACACTACTATGTAAACTACTTTGTACACTTTCTTCGTCATATAGTTTACATATGCTGTATGAAGTGGCTTTTTGTTTTCCGTTGCTTTTAAAATTGATAAGCCCTAATTGCATCAAAACATTTCTGTTTTTGTTGATGCCTTGCCTACTCAATCCCGAAAGTGTTTCAAGCATTTGATTACTTACGTCAAACCAGTCTATCCATGCACATTTGTTGTTCACTTGAAGCAATGCATAATACAAACTAACTTGCCCACTGGATAATTTGGTTTCAAACAGTTGGTAATCTCTAAACGCCTGTAACTGTTTTAGGTAATTCATAAAGTCACCTCCTAGTCTATTAAGTCATCCATGCTGACAATCTTTCCTAATTTAGCAGTGGACTTACAATAATCACATTTACCACATCTTGTTGGCTCAACACGCCCAGCTTTAACATCTTCAATATGGTCCTGCATTTCATAAATCTGATCTTCAGCTTCCAGCATTCTTTCTTCTGGAATCGAAATAATAGCCTTGGCAGGAATCTTTTCTTTAGTTACGGCAATTATGTATGGTGTACATAAAACTCCATACGTTTGAAGTATTAGCTGTTGATAGACGTACATTTGAAGCTGATAATTCCAATGAGCTACAAATGAATCCCATCCATGTTCCTCAACATTCCAATATTTTTTATCAAGTTGCTGAGTAGTTTTTAGATCAATGAAGTAACCTTTATCAAGATTTAAACAATCAACTTTGCCCTTCCAGTTAACACCGTCAATTTGACCTGTAACGATAACTTCTTTATCACCTTGATAGTTATCAATAAAGCCTTCATCAGTTGCCAGAGCCTGTATCATTCTCTCAGCTTGTTCAAATGGTGCAGTAATACTGTTCTTTAGAACCTGTCCATTTCTATCTAAACCATCAGCAGCATCCTTCTTAGTGGCTTTCTTTTTTGAAAAGATATCCCACTTGTTATCAAATACAAACTTCAAATGTGCTTCTGGACTTTCAAAATAAGTATGTAGATAATTTCCAACTAACAGCGCTTCTTTAAAATCTGGCTTATATTCTTTGTTAAGTTCTGCCATAGTTTCAGCTTCACATGCTAAAAACTTTTTGAAGAAAGTTGGCGATTGCCAAGAAATATCAGTAGATAAATCGTAGTAATTATTTTGTGTCAAAGAGTTCTGTTTGATTTGGGTCTTCTTTAACTGGCTCTGATCCATTTGTTTCAGCATCGTCATCAATTCCTCCTTCTTTAGCTTGTTTCAAAAACGCTTTTTGTTCTTTTTCAAATTTATCTAGTTGATTTAGATCAACGGGCTTACGTACTTGAACCTTTTGAACAGGCTTTTTATCTTCAGCTTTAGGGGTGACATCCTTAGGGTCGTTAGCTACTTTAATTTGTTCCTTTTTGGTCTTTGTCAAATCATTGATATTTGTTATATTGCCTTGAGATGCTTGACTTGCATTTTTAGGTGTTTCACTAGCTTCTTGTTTATCGTCCTCTGTGTACATGTTTCCTAAATCTTGTGGGAATGCCTCACGTAAAGCATTTACCATAGCGGTCTTTCTTATCATATTGGCCGGCATGGAAGCCCAGGTTGATGATGGACGTCCATTTTTTGTTTTTTGAAACTCAGTTAATGAAATTTCAATTCTTGTAGGTATTTTTCTATCTTTGCGATAAACTTGTGCCCAACCACCAACTAAGGTCTCATCTGGAAGAATAAAAGCACCCTTGGTATATCTAGGATCGTCATCATCTTCATTGATAGCAATACAACCTGCTTCAATACCGTCATAGTCTGGATTCGATTCAGCCCTTTTCATAAAGGCCTCTTTGGAAACAATAATTTGAGCTGGTGCTGATCCATATTTGATGATGTAAGCTTCATTAATAAATGGATTCAATTTTTGATATTTACACAATGATAAAAACATCATGGTTTCTTGTGGTGTAATCTTTGAATTACCATTTGTTAGAAAGTTCTGAACCATGTTGCCGGTCAATTTGATGTTTTGACCATTGACTTTATATTCAACTTCCATTTTGTCGTCTTTTCTACTAACTTCATTTGTCATGATTAATATTCCTCTCCCTTATCTGCTAAAATGTCCCATTCTTCTTGCTTACGTTCATATAAGCTATCTTCATCAATCTTGCTTTGTTCATCGGATAAATGATTATCATAATTAAAATCACCCATAGTGTGATTCTCCTTTTGTGTTAAAATAAATGTATAAATTATTTGTAATACTTTGGACTCTCTATTTAGTGGATAGAGAGTCTTTTTTTTTGGCTTCAGGTGTACGATCTGTATAAGTATCAGTAGTGACCTTATCTGATTTGCCAAACAATGAATCAAGATGCTTGTGCCAAAACTTTTGAACTGATTTGCGTTTCTTATCATCAATATCAAATAAATTAAGAAAACCGCCTTCTTCTTCGGCAACTGATCCAATTCCTAAACCAATTACAATAAACATCCCAAAACCAAAGATTGCATCTGATGTAAACATCTGTATCACCTCCTAAAATGTGAATCTGTACGTATATTTATCCTTTTCTGAACGAATCAAGCTTGCATTTAAATCAGCTTCAGACCATTCGTAAATGAGTTCTTCAGGTATTTGCGTATCAAATGATTCCTCCATGTTTGAGAACCCTTGTTTGATTAGTAATAGTGTCTTTTCTGGAACCTGTTCAATTTTGAAAGAGCTCTTTGCTAGTTTTCTTTGTCTCTTGTATTCCTCTGGATCAAACATAATCAAAACTCCTTAAATTAAAATATTTTGTTTTTTCTTACTGATGAACTCATCTAAATCATCTGGATCAATACGACGTCTGCCTAACTTGTAACTTGGCAAGCCTTGATGTAACCAGTTGTAGATGGTTCTACGCTTAACCAATGCATATGCTGCAGCTTCATCGACGGTTAAGAATTCATTTGCTTTTGCCATTATTTTCGACCTTCAATCATTACTAGTTTTGGTGTCATGTGTCGTTCATATCCCAATTGAATCGAGATTATAAAGGATATTGCCGCTGACTCTGTTACTTCTTTAACATCCCTGGAATATCTAACAGTGTCATCATCTTCAACCTGACTAAGGATTTCTTCCAAATCGTTAAAAGCTAAATCACTTTCGTGAGCTTCTTTAACGCAAGCAAGAATCATTGATAATGAATCACTTCGGTATCTCTTTCTAAAATCAATAAACGGATAATTGTATTTGTAGCAAATTACAGCGTAAGTAAAGAATCCATCTTTAAAATATGAAGTGATTGAATCCAAATACTTGTCTGGAATATGCTTGTTATACATCCAATCGTATGTACTTCGTTCACTGACGCCTGCGGCATTTGCTAATTGCCCAGGACTTATATTTTTCTCATATTTCATTGTTAAAAACTCTGCGAAAATATCCACATCGTTCAAAACAATCACCTCCTTTTTTACCTTTCATATCTATACACAACGTCTATAATTTGAATAAGAAAGGTAGTGAATAACATGAATCTAACTAAGATAAAACAATTAAACCTTTTCCCATTTAACGAGGTAAAAAATGATTGATTGGCTTATAAAACAAATATCTACTCAATGGATTGCGATTATTACTGCAATAGCTGGCTTTATAGCTTGGAAACAGGAACATTCAAAGCTAATTGTGCGAGCTGACGAAAAAACTCAACGAATCTCTGAAATTGGCCTAAATAATGGAACTTCCCTAGTTAATAAAAAATCAAGTACTCAGCGTTTATCTGTGTGGCTTATTAATCCTTCAGAAGATGATGTAAGTTTTTTTGATCTCAGAGTAACTTTAAATACTCATGAAGTTTTTTATTACACAAATCTCACATTTAACAGCATGAATAACTTAAACGGTATAAAGGCTGAATCAATTACTCCCGTTAATGCCGACGGAATATCCAATGAACCAATTGCAGTATGGCTGCCACAGGCCAACTATGGAACCGTACAATCACACGGTTTTGTTCAACTGGATTTAATTTTTCATTCCAAGGAACCATGCGAAAATGGGATAGTTTTGATGAAGCTTGCTCAACCTCATAATTTACTTGGTCGCCTTCGTCATTCACGTTTCGTTCCAAAGTGTTTACGTCCAAAGCGTGGTTTTGTTTTTTCCGAGACAAAAGAAGTTTCTCTGCCTTTTCACGTGAAAGAAGTGTCATAACTGGCTCTCCAGGAAAATATTTATCTCGGAAATCACTTGCGTCCTCATATGTTTTGAATCTTCTTGCTGATGAAAATATAAAGTATTCTTCACCTTGGTCTATCATCTCTACTACCTCCTTAGAGAATCTGAAGTAGCAACCCTTTTTGTTCATCTAAAGAATTTAAATGAACATCAATATTAATTTTCGGTTTACTTGTTTTCATTTTCTTGATTCCTTCTGATAGTTATAAATATCTTTGTCGGTATCTAAATTGATACCGACTTTTTTTAATTCTTTTAATAACTCGATTTCTTCATTTTTCACCGTTATCATCCCTTTCTCGTTTATTTGTCTCCAACGGTTGTCTCCAACTGAATAGTACGGTTGGTATCATTAATTTGTTGCTAAGGAGTGCTTTAATTCCTTTTTGATACTTTTTGTATCATCAGAGAGTAAAAAAATATCCGGAAATACCTCATCCATTTTTTTATTAAAAATGATACTTAATTTTCTAGCTGTTTTGTTACTAGGATCACGTTCACTATTTTCAATTTTTCTAATAGTGACTGTTGCCAATCCAGCTTTTCCAGCTAGTTCTGCCTGTGTCATTCCATTTTTTTGGCGATAATACTTCAACATTCTTTCCATTAATTTCACCTTCTCTCTTTTGATACTATCTGTATCACAACTAATATAATACTCGATACTTTTTGTATCGTCAAGGGATTTTTGAAATAATTTGTATCAAACGATACATTAAGTATCTATAACTGATAAAATAATGATATAAAAGGTATTAGAGGTGTGATAAATGAAAGAGAGCCGTCTTCGCAATCTACGTAATCAATCAGGATTAACACAGCAAGAAATAGCAGATAAATTAGAAATCTCTAGGGCTAACTATTCCCATATTGAAAATGGCAGAAATGAACCTGATAATACTACCCTGGTAAAAATTGCAAAGTTCTTTAATGTTACTACCGATTACCTATTGGGAAGTTCTGATGATCCAGAGAAAAGTAAAAACGATGAACCTGATCTTGTAGCAAATCATCTTGATAAGGCTTATAACGAGCTTTCTCCTGAAGAACAAGCCCAAGTAGATAACTTTATTAAATTTATGAAGAGTAATAAGAAAAAATAGGACTGATTTAATGAACAGAATCGAACAATTGATGAGTGAGTATCCAGAACTATCGTTTACCTTTACATCTAGAATGCCCGACTTTCAGGGTGCTTCCATATTTAACAATGAAGTTTATATTAATTCTAATAGAGATTATCGACAGAATTTACAAGATTTAGCTGAAGAAATCGGTCATTGGGAAACTACTGCTGGTGACATACACACAGAGTCAACTTTCTATGATCAAAAGCAAGAATTGGACGCTAGAAGATTTGGATACATGGCAATTGTTAGTCTTGATGGTCTAATTGATTGCTTTAAAAAAGGTATCACAACGCCTTGGGATATAGCTGATTATTTTGAATGTGATGTCGATTACGTTTGGAATGCTTTGGACACCTATAAAATTAAATACGGGGAAAACTTTGACTATAAGGGATATAACTTTGATTTAAGACGTGGATTTAATATGGCTGGAATTAGAGTAAAATCAAGATAGTAATGGTCCAAAATCTGACGACATTAAAAGCTGAAATTATATTTAGGGGGGGATTTTTCTAATGAAGAATCTAAAAATAAACATCTGGACTGGGATTCTAGATATTATTAACTGTGTTTTGTTTGCAGTTTCATGGCCTGTTATTTTTAGTACGGCTGCAAGTGATGCATTTGATGGTACAAGTATGACAAACGGTGCAGGAACATTCTTCTATGTTATGGCCGCAATCGGTTTAATTATTAATGTTATTGCTCTAATTCAAAGTAAACAACACAATATTTCAATTGTTGGACCTGTTCTAGGAATTATTGGTAACGCTCTATTCTTCTTGTCAGGTGCTATGGCATTCCCTGCTATGGTTGTATTAATCGTTGGAACTGTATTCGTATTCCTACATCACCCATCAAAAAATGCTAAGGGGGTGAACTAGGATGAAAAATAATAAACCATTCTATAAAATTTGGTGGTTTTGGCTTATTGTTGTTGTCTTAGTTGTTATTATTTTTGGAATGATTGGTAGTGGTGGAAGCTCATCCGATGACGATACTTCTAATAAGGCATCTGGACACACTACAACACAAACAGAAAAAGGTACAAAATCATCTTCAAATAAAGATACCTTGGATATCAATTACGATAATCACAAGATTTTAGATCAAAAATCTTATGACGTTTCATTTAATGATAATTCTTGGCAACCAGCCAACATTAAAGTCTCAAAGGTATCTATCTTTAAATTGAATCCATACACTTCAGATGATGACTCAAATACTAAAGCTGAGGGCTATATTATCATTCATATGAGTGTCGCAGCTAACAGAGACATTACGACTTATCCTGATCAAGGTACCTTAGTAACAAACGACGGACAACAAGTAGATGCTGTTCTTGATACCGTTAAAGGGTACAAAGAAAATTGGGCGGGAGAAATCTCCAAAGGTGTTACAAAACAAGGTGATATCCTCTTCCCTATTGAAAAGCTAAGTAAGATTAGTGATATGAAGACATTACGTCTTAAGTTTGATGCTTACTACGATACAGACAATTATGAAGATGAAAATGCTCAACATGATTACGACATAACTTTAAATTTAAATCAATAATTAGCCGGAAACGGCTTTTTATTTTAGACAGTTCCAAGAAGAAGCAAATTCTAGGTATATAAAATACATTCAAGATATGAGGACAAAAAAACTATTTTGTAAGGGGTAAAATGATGTCACTTTCTGACTTATTCAAAACACAGCAGTACAAAGAAACTATAGAAACACTTAAAAATGAAAACGCCGAACTCACAAATAGGAACAATGAACTTACTCAACAGGCCAATTTAAAATTAACTGCTAGTCAAATGAAACCGGCTGAATTAAATGAACTAATTAAAAAGAAACAAGATGAATTAAGCTCAAAAAAATCTGAACTTAGTAACATAGTGAAAACGCATGAAAGCACATTGTCTAAATTAACCACCGAAGAGTCCAATTTACGTAATGAAATTTCGAATTTAACTTCACAAATATCATCACTGAAAAAGGAATTGGATGACACTGAAGATAAATTGAACATGCAGTCATACGGACTCTATAAACCACGGTATGATTTTGCAAATTCTCTTGGATATAAGGCTCGTCTTGATGAGGTCCGTCAAACACAAAAAAGAATGATTCGTAGCTTTGAAGCATACTCTATTTTCACCCCAATGACCTTAAACAACTCAGAAGCAAAAGGCCGCTCAATGCAAAAGAAAAACGGAAAACAACTGATTAGAGCCTTTAATGGTGAATGCGAAGCTGCAATCAACAAAATAACTTATTCTAATATAGATCGTATAGAGAAACGTATACATAAATCCTACGACCAATTGAATAAACTAAATGATCCGAATGGAATTTCTATTGCGCCTGAATACTTGGACAGCAAGATAGATGAACTACATCTAGCATATGAATACTCTGAAAAGAAACAAGAGGAAAAAGACGAATTACGTGAACAGCGTGAACGTGAACGAGAAGATAAAAAAGCACAAAAGCAAATCCAAGACGCTCAAAAGAAATTAAATAAAGAACTTGATCATTATAAAAAAGCACTCGTAGAACTTACTGCTAAATTATCGACTTTAGAGGGAAAAGAACGTGACGACGTTCAGCAAAGCATTGATGAACTAAATCAAAATATCTCTAAAGGTGAAGCAGAGAAAAACGATTTGGATTATCGACAAGAAAATGCCACGGCTGGTTATGTCTATATAATTTCAAATATCGGCTCTTTTGGACCAGATGTAGTAAAAATTGGCGTTACAAGGAGACTTGATCCTCAAGAACGGATTGATGAATTAGGATCCGCATCTGTTCCATTCAAATTTGATGTTCATGCATTTATATTCTCATATGATGCATATTCACTAGAAGCCGAATTACACCAACGTTTTAATGATAAACGTATCAACAAAGTTAATAATAGAAAAGAATATTTTCACGTATCAATTGATGAAATTGAAAAAGTCTTAGAAGAATATAAGGATTTGACGGTTGACTTTCATGAGATTCCAGAAGCAGTTGAATATAATCAATCATTGGCTTTGGAACATTAGGGTTTATATTTTATTAATTTATATAACACAAAAATAATTAACAGTAACTCTGGAATCTATTATTCACGATATGGGGGATATCGAAATGAAACGTATTATTACTTCTGCTCTACTAATTGTTACTACTCTTTCACTAGTAGCATGTTCAAATAACAAGTCATCCAGTTCTTCTGCTGACAAAAATGATAAAACAACAGCGGTGGCTAAAAAGAAAACCACAAAAAAGAAGACCCTTTCTAAAAAGAAAAAGTCTTCTAATAAGTCTAATCAAAAGAATACTGATAACGGCAATCAACAAGAATCAAATCAAACTGATTCACAACAAACTAATAATGGCCAACAGGCTCAAAATCAGACTTCTCAGCAATCTCAACAAGCATCAGATGCAAATACCAATAATCAACAAAGCCAGCAACAACCTGCTCAGAATAGTCAAAACACACAACAACAAGCAAGTAGTGGTATCTCGTATGATGAAAATACTTTAACAGGATTCGTTAACAAATATGGTGAATCTCCTGTCGCTTATAAAATGGATCATGATGGAATGTCACAGCAACAAGCGTTAGAAAGTACGCCAGACAACATGAAGACGTTTGGTGAGATGCAAACTCAAACAGGAATGCAACAAGGATATATTGACCAAAATGGTAACTACACTGGCCAATGATTTTAAATCATTATAAGTGAATATTCGACGGTATGACTAAATATTGGAGGTACAAACATGGAAAATCCTTTTGACAAATATACTGTATATTATGAACCTAGTGTCGTAAAATTCGACATTAAATTATTAAAGGGAAGTTTATATACAAAGTCTAGTAACGATTCGAAGATAAAATTAAACATAATTGCTGATACTTATATTCCTTACGTTGGTCATACAATTAAATCACTTGATTTCAATTTATATGCCTTAAATGACAGATCGGATATCTCTAATCCAAATGAATTAAATCCTCTAAAACCCATAGTAGGGCTAAAAACAAACGTTAGCGAAATTAGAGCATCTGACGATTTAAAATTGCAATCTGAAAATGGTGTCTTTAAATTAAACTATACATTTGAGCTATCTTCACCATTCGTCGGAAGTAACTTTAATTTACTTGGAGTTAATATTGTTACTAATAACGAGTCCATGAAGGATGGAAAAATAACAAAGAAAAATATTTATACTACCGTTATTCCAACTTACTACCTGGAAGGCAATAACAATGAATAACAAAATAATTCCATTAACAAACTATAAACCAATTCTCCCTGAGGATATGGACTCTTTTAATAGTGGTACAATCAAGAAAAGTAGTTCAGATCACTATAATAATGATGGAGGTGGATCTGATATGGATAAATACGCTACCAAAGAGGAACTTAAACACACTCAAGAATTATTATCCGAAAAAATTGATCATCGATCAGACGTCATCGAAGAAAAAATAACTAATCTGAAGGCTCAAATTGAATCAAGTAATAAAATATTATATTGGATTCTAGGAATCTTTGGAGCAATATTCACCAGTTTATTAGTTGCGTTATTGACTAAATAAAGCCTTAATTGGCTTTTTATTTTTAACGCCCAAAGAACATATGTGCCCCTAAATTTCAAAATATCTCCTGCTTTCTCGAAAATTAATTATTTAAGTGTACCAATTACATACATATAAAATTAAAAAACGTGATTTCTTGCGTTTTTATGAAAGGTTGTATTTTATGCCTAAAAAGCGAGTTTCAAAAACAATAAAACCCTATGTTCTAAAGAATGGCCAAACTAGATATAAATTTGCTATAAGGGTCGACGACAAGCACACAACTACCAAACGTGGTTTCTATACACCTAATGAAGCAGAGATTGCCTACATCAATCTGAGGGAGGAAATACTTAATAATGACTTTGACCGCCATGGTGGCCATATTAAATTCCAAGAGATATATGAAGCTTGGCTTAGTAGTTACATGAATACAGTTAAGCCAACAACTTTTTATAAAACTAAAAAAGTATTTGAACTTCATATAATCCCCTTTTTCGGCGAAAAGTATATTAAAGATATTGATGTGAATGACTGTCAAAGAGCCCTGGATAATTGGGTAGCCAATCTGATTCATTACAAAATTGTATGCAACTATACTAATAGCGTGTTTAAAGAAGCTATTAGACGTGATTACATATCAAGAAATCCAATGGATCGTTTATCTATTCCAAAGCGTAGCAACAGAATGGATGAGGTTGAAAAGAAAAGAAATCGAAAAAATTTCTATACTATTGAAGAACAAGAACGATTTTTAAAAATGGCTAGAAAATCCGACTATGAAAAATATGCTTTCTTTAGACTCATAGCATTTACTGGTTTAAGACGTGAGGAAATCCTTCCTTTAAAGTGGAAAGACCTCAATGGTAATAAGATTATGATCAATAAAGCCCTGGTATTCATCGATAATCAAGGCTACAGCATTCAATCTACTAAGAATGAAGATATCAGGAACCTGATACTTGATTCTGAAACAGTATCAGTCCTAGAAAATTGGAAAAAGCTGCAACAAAAAAAGGTCTTCCTGAAGGACCAGGAAAACCAATATATTTTTTACAGCACTACGACTGATGATCACTATTCCATCAATACACCACGAAGATGGCAAAAAGTAATAAATAATGCAATCGATTTAAATCACAACGTAACACTTCACGGATTCAGACATACACATGGAACATTGCTACTTGATAACAATCCTAATCTAACTGTTAAGGATTTGCAAAAGCGATTAGGACATAAGGACTTATCGACAACAATGAATATCTACCTTCATGCTACTGATAAATCTGATAATAAAATTTTAGATGCTTTAAATAATTTAGATAAAAAATCTAAAAAAAGCAATGATGATAAAGACAAATAACGCTGCTGAATTTCGTGACAACATCGTGACAACAAAAGACTTCATTTAGGTGCATTTTAGTTCATACAGTTGCACAAGATAAAAATGAATATACAAAAAAAGAGCCGCTATATCATTGATATAACAGCTCTTTTTCATTTAGGTGCATTACTCTGCACAACGTTGCCTGACCTCTAACGGAGAGTAGGGGTCTCCACAAGAAATGCCCAACGGCTTACTGCAACAACTAGTATAGCGTACTTTTATTCTCGTGACAACACCAATGACAACAAAAGGCTATTTTTTGTTTGTTTCTTCCTATTATATTGTGTTTTTCATTTTTCTAAGTGAAATATCTTAATTTCATTCATTCTAACATTTAGACTTCAATCAATCCATTATCATCTTTAACAAATAGATAATAAGTAGTTCCAAAATAAAAAAAGCTCTCACCCAATATTGAGTGAGAGCTAATTGTTCTGAATCTTGATTATTATTTACTTTATGCATTAGTGTATACATTAATTCTATCTAGCCTTTAAAACCAGATCCAGAAGTGTACTCGAACGGAATGTATTCATCCGTAGCTATTCTAGCCATCGGAATGCCGTTAATAATCTTGAATCCATCAATTTTAAAAGATTTGGTAGTGCTGACAGACGCATTCTGTACACGCTTTCCATTCTTATTGAAGACCGGTGCCGGTGAATCATCAATATATTTAACTATGATTAAATCTTTAAATGTCGTTTTTGAAATTGGAACAAAAATATCCGTAGCAATTTGATAATGAGGTTCATTATTTATCAATCTAATATCTGAGCTCTTCCAAGTTGATCCTGCCTCATACGTTTCAGGTCGTTCAATTCCTAACCTATCCACTGGATGGGTTTGTTCCGTCAGCTTGATAATATTTTCTACTTTAGGATTTTCAGGTTCAACTTTAGGTTGTGTGGTTGCTTCAGTTTTGGCTGGTTGCTTATCAAAGATTCCCCAGTCATAACTCATGTCTTGAGAACCACCGCCCCAGCTTGATGTGTACTGCCAGCCAATAATGTTTCCCCTAGTACCACAATCACTTGATCCATAATTGGCTACCCAAGTGGGATGTTTATTGGCATTTAAGATACCTTCGTTGAACCAGCTTGCCATACTATACTGGAACACATTTGTATAGCTTTGCGTTTTAAGGTAATTAATGAAAGCATCAACATAGCTTGCTACTGCCGACGTATTCAATGATGAATCTTCGACATCAACACATAATGGTGTATCTTTTCCAAAGCCCAAATTAACAACTGATTGTTCAAAGAATTTTGCTTCATTAATCGCATCTGCAACGCTTGAAGCTTTGAAATAATGATAAAAGCCGACATTCATTCCGACAGCTAAAGAGTTTCTTGCTTGGGCGTTTGATTTAGGATTGATGTAGTTATCTCCATCATGACTACCTTGAGTAGTTTTAATCAAAATACCAGATACGCCAGCTTTAACTAAGCCTTGAAAGAAGCCTAAATCGTCACGTTGAAAGCTTGAAACATCCGCAAAATATTTAGTCATATTAGTTCCTCCTTAGATTAGTAGATTTTGAATATGTTGGCGTTTTTACTTCAGTTAGATCATCGTTGATGGTACTTTTTACTGAAGAATCATATCCACCAAGTGATCCCTTTAACCCGGTATATAAACCGGAAGTAAATCCGCCTACCAATAATCCGGCAATTGCAGCTCTTCCTATATCTTCATGAAAAATAAGTGCAATTAAAATACCAGCAATTATTCCAAAGATCATCGATATAAATGGCAAATATTTGTTTTCTAAAGGCGTTGCTACCTTAGTCAAGGCAGTAAAACCCATAGAACAGATAAGAATCAAAACTGTTAATCCTGCATTATCTATTAGATTTAAACTTTTAATTATTTCCATTGTCTTTACCTTTCTCATTGAATTTTTGACTAAGCTTATCGATTTTAATTTCCAATTCTTTTACTTGTCCTTTCAAACTGATTACTTGTTCCTTCAAATCATCGCGTTCTTGCGTTCTCTTTTCCAAGTCCGTAGTTAATTTGTCAATTCTTCGAAACAAATCCTCCGTATGCTCTGCATAAACATTCTCATTATTTCCTTGATTTTTAGCACGCTGTAGCCAGACTGTACCCCAAGCTCCAATCACAGCGGTTATAAATCCTGCAATGTACTTAAGTACGTCATTCATAATACTTGGTCCCAAAAACTGCCTCTATAGTTATTCTGACTGCCACAAAGGTGGAAAGAGTGGCATCAATATGTGGGTACGCAATGAAAAAATCTGGCATATTGATATCATGAACGATAAATACGATTGAACTAAATATCCAAACTAATGAAAGTAGAAATGTAACGATTGATAGGCCAAATTTTGATAATGGCATTAAGCACATTGTTAAGCAAACAATGCCAACCAAAACTAATGCAAGCGAAAAGGGTGGTATATCAACAAGCCCAATCCATGAAGGATCACCAACAATTGGTTTTAGATAAGGCTTTGGATTAGAAAGGGCCAATCCTAAGAATATTGTTTCTAAGCTCGTCAATATCCAAAACCGGTTTTTCTTAAACAGTTGCATCTAGTCATCTCCTTCCTAAAAAAAAGACTAGCCAAATGGCTAGCCTTCTTTAGTTGCTTGATATTCTTTTCCGGTAATGTATTTATAATCATCTTTAGAGATGATCATAGGAACATAACCAAAGATATCGCTTTCTTTCATTGTTCCCCATCCGAATTCAATTTTTAATAATTCTGCCATTTTTAATTACTCCTTTAAATTATTCCGACCTCCACCACTCAAAAAGTGAGCATGCTTTTATTGATTACTTAGCTGTAATATTTGCTCCACTAGTTGTAGCTGTGGATGTCACGTCTGTTGGAGTTTCTGGAGTTGAATCAACTCCATTTGCTTTATCAAGTTTTACAGTTAAATCTACTACTTGCTTGGTCAATTCCGTAATTGCCATTTGTGATGTCAACTTATCTTTGATAGCTTGCTTAGTCATGACCGTAACAGCTTGTTGGAATTGATTATCCACCAATTGACCTTTTAATTGGTCCTTAGTTAACTCGACTAGTGATGCTTTAGTTTCTTCATCGGGTGTCTTACCTGTTGACTTGTGTACTAACAAACCATCAGATTCTCTAACCGTCCATTCATACATATTATCAATAGAAAAGGCTGGGTCACTATTTTGTATTAGTGTCCAACCTTTTTCACTTGCCTGCATTTCAGCAGCAAGATTATTTGTATTGTTTACACCAATGATATTTCTGCCATCATCTAAATAAACTGCAATTTCCATTATTGCACCTCCTAATTTTTATAAGTATTCACTTGAATTACTGGAATTGGGAACTTATCTTTGACAATGCCAGTTACACTGACAGTAAGATTCATACTAAGTGTTGTATTAGGAAGTACATTAATAGTTGTTCCTCCAAAACTTACAATGCCGAAAGAATATTTGCTATCAACATTGCTCCAATTGTTGAACGTATCTTTATATTGTAATTGAATCATTTTGTCGATATATTGTGACAATTGGTCAGAAATATCAATCGAGCTATTAACAACTAATTTCTCTTTAGGAATCTTAATCGTTTTTAATCCACTTGGTGATAAATCTATGCGAAGGTCATCAACTTGATTAGATAGACCATAATTACCTCCTATATCCCCATCAACAATTTCTGAAGTTATACTGCTTAAAGTGATTAAAAGGCCATCTTGTATATTATCGTAATTTGTTGACGGACCCGATAGCAAAACATTTCCAACTGCTGAACCACTAAAAAGATTTACGGTTGATGGCAATTGTGGAACTGCATCTTGAACTGAAAATGTTGCAATAACATCAACAACCACATCATAATTAGCGCCTGTGACACCAGCAGAATTTCCGTCATTATCATAGCCAGTGACACTGTAATAGGTCATGGTACCATCACCATTAAATTTAACTTTTAAATGTGGTGCTAAGAAATTTTTACCACCTTGTAAATTCTCACCTATACCATCGATTGGGATATCTAATTCATTAGTAGTAGCAAGGTCTGCTGATTTAATGTATACCGGATAAACAGATGTAGTAGTGAAATATCCTTCTTTAGCAACATTGTTGGTATCATAATTCAAATTAACATCAGACACGGCACCTTTAGCTCCAGCAGTCATAACTGTCTTTTGCAAGTGTAGCAAGAATGTGGCACCATCACCCGCCATATTAAATTTAGTTCCAACATCACGAAGTAAAGTGACTGTTTTAGATGTTGTTGGGTCTTCTGCAACACTTTCATCACGTTGATACAAAAGATATCTACCAGTAATTTCACCATCAGCCAATGAACCTGCGTAATAATCAGCACCAGAACTAGGATGGTCGGAATTATCTCCGCCAGTATTCCCACCACCTGTACTTCCACCAGCAACAATATCTGTTAAATCTAAAAGATTATCATCCCCAGTGGGTTTTACAGTTTTAGCATTACCATCTTTATCTTTAACTTTTGCACCCATAACGGCCTGTGCGACAAGTCCAGCTACTTCGGTTAATTTATTTGTTGCCATTTATTTTCCCTCCTCTTAATTAGTTGTTGCTGCAGCATCAGAATCAAGTGCAGCAGTCATAGTTTCGATTTTCGTTAAAATGTCTGGATCCTCAATCTTATCTGAAGTATCGATTTTATCGATTTGCTTTTGAATCACGCCTTGTGCAGCATCTGCTGGTAAAAAGGCATTGGTTCCATCGATTTTGTTATCTTTTGGATCTAGCGGTGCAGTTGAGTATTCGCCTTGAGCATTTTTATATTTGATACCAATCGGCATCTTAGTTACTAATACAGCAACTTTCTGTAAATCATTATTTGCCGCCATTTGAATCATCTCCACTATCAGAATCTAATGCTTTACTCATAGCATCAATTTTTTCTTCAATTTTTGGATCTAAAATCACATCATTCATATTCAAAACAATATCCCCCGTATTAATCCCAAGTTGAACATCTGAATAGAGTCCATCATGAGTTACTAAATTTGAACCTTTGATTTGTTCAGTTAATCCATCCATTCGAGTCTGAGCATCATCAACAGATTTATTCAAAGTACCAATTTTCTCTTTGTTATCTGCAACATAGCCATCAATTTTATCGTTACCGGTTTTTAAATTTTCGTCTAACTCATCAGAGATTTCTTTCATTTTTTGACGAACCGAAGCCAAATTATCTGCAATGATTGCCGCATATGAATTAAGAAGATAATTTAATTGATGATCGGCTGAAAGCTGCATTTCCTTGATGTGAAAAAGAGCTCTTTGATATTCAGAAACATAAAAAGCCATTGCTCGTGGATATGACACGTCATTAGCAATGACATTTAGTGAGAAGTCTAAAGTTGTATAAATTTTAGTTCTGTCTGGAGATTCAATTACAAAGTGACAATTCTTATAATATCCAGGTGTTTGAGCCACTTCAGCCGGTGGTGACCAAATGATTTGACCAAGTTTAGCTTGAACACGATTGAATCCCTCATCATCATATATTTCAGCTCCAGCATGGTCATTACCTTCAAATCGAATCAAACAATTTGTCATGTCTACAGGGCCGTTTTTAGTCAAAAATAGTATTGGTGATTTAAGCATCCCTGATTGGCCTTGACGGATACTGATTTCTTGAAAGATTCGTTTATTGGTTAGTGTATCAACCACACCTTGAGGCAGATTATGAATATGTTCATCGTCTGTATCTTCGTGTGGAAGATAGAACGTCTTAGAACCATCTAGGTAGAAAATCATTGGTTGTTCTAGTGGAATGTCGGTTTTTAGAGTACTGTATTGACTTCCAACAGGAATATGTAATTCAGGGATATTGGCTTCCTGATTAGTTGGATCCGTATTAACTGTATCTGCCATCTAATCTTTCTCCTTTTCTAAATTTTGTTTAAGTGAATCAATCTTAT